CTGATTCATTAGGAAATACAAGACGTAGTGGAATACCTAAATTTACTGTATACGCAGAAACTAATGATCGTGAATACTTTGCTGAATTATTTAGTGCTTACGCAACTAATAAAAAAGCAGTAGAAGAATTTAGTCCAGAACTTGCTAAACAAATTGAAGAAATGTTAGATTTAGCAATAAAATCAAAAATAAAAGACAGGAGTATATTTTAATGCCTGAATTATCAAAGAATTTTCAAATAGCTATGGATTTACTTAATCGTTTTCCATACCCTGAAAATATCAGAGAACAATTAGATGAACTTAGAAAAGGAATATCTGAGTCAGAAGAAGAATTGTTTGATGATTTGTACGATACGTTAGATTGATTTATCTAATAAGTATTGATATTCCTAAATAAACCTAATAAGGAGAAAACATGGACGAGAACAAAGAAAACTCGGTGGAACAAACTGAAGTTCCTACAAAAAATCAGGAAACTGTGGAAACACCGAAAGAAGAAACTAGCAAGGCATTTACTGAAGAACAAGTAGAAGCCATTGTTCAAAGACGTTTAGAAAGAGAGAGATCAAAAATCTCTAAAAAACTAGATGGCATTGACATTGAAGAAGCTAAGAAACTTCTTGAGGAAAAGAAACAGAAAGAACAAGAACTTGCTTTACAGCGTGGTGAGTTTGAGAAAGTTATGAAAGAAACTGTATCTAAAAAGGATCAGGAGATTTCAAAGCTGGTTTCTGAATTGCAAAAGATCAGAATTGATGAACAATTAGTCAATACTGCATCTAGCTTAAAAGCAATTAATCCTAATGAGGTGAAAGCCTTATTAAGAGATAAGCTAAAACTAAACGATTCAGGAAGTGTAGAGGTCGTATCAGATAATGGTACTCCTAGATACAACGACAAAGGTGAACCTATGAGTGTTCAAGACTTTGTTGCTGAATATCTAAATAACAATCCTCATCATTTGAGTGCTACTCCTTCGGGAACTGGTAGTCAAAGTGGGATTGGTGGCGACACACCGAAGCCTATGAAGATATCGGATTTGGATATGAACAATCCCGAGCATAGAAAGATTTATGCCGAGATGCGAAAACAAAGAGATACAGGTGGTGGAATGAAGGCAAACTTAACTATAAACAATTAGACATAAAGGAGAAAAAACATGGCTAATGAAACAACAAGTTCAACTCTATCAGAGTTGTATACTGAAATTATCCAAGAAGCGATTTTCACGTTTCAGGAAACTTCAGTTATGCGTCCACTTGTAACTACTTACAATATTAGTGGACAAGGTAAACAAATCGCAGTTCCAGTATACCCAGCAATCACAGCAGCTGGAGTAGCTGAAGGAACTGATTTGTCAAACACAGCAGTAAACCCAACAGAAGCAACAATCACTGCAAGTGAAATTGGTGTAATGACTACACTAACTGATCTTGGTAGAGATTCAGCTTCAAGAAACGTAGCTGCTGACATTGGTAAACTTTTTGGTGATGCAATCGCTGACAAAGTAGATACTGATATAGCTGGTTTATTCAGTTCATTCAGTTCTGACTTAGGCGCTGCTGGAACAGAATTAACTCCTGAGTTAATCTTCAAAGCAGTTGCTACACTAAGAGCAGCTAATGTACCAGCACCTTACTATGGTGTATTTCACCCTAAAGCAGCTTTTAACTTAAAGAAAACTTTAGTTAATGCTGGTTACTCAACTGGTGCTAATGCAATTTCTGACTTAGGAAATGAAGCATTAAGATCAGGTTATGTTGGTACTGTTGCTGGAGTTCAAATTTTTGAGAACTCTAACATTTCAGTAGATGCATATGACGATTCAGTAGGTGGTGTATTCCACCCTGTGTCTTTAGGTCTTGCTATGAAACAAAATGCTAGATTAGTGGGGCTTGAATAAAGCCCCACGATCATATAAGAGGATTATATGGCTAACTTTTCTTCAGATTCAGATTTACAAGTATATCAACCAGACATACTAGATTTTGGCGTAAGTTCATTTACATCACCGGTAGATTACCATGCACTTGCAAGAGAAGATATTGAAAGACAATTAAGAATAGAGTGGTTTCCAGTTTACCAAAGAAACATTGAAGAAGATATTTCAGTATTAGAAACAATAGAAATGGACGGCACAAAACTTACAGATGCACAATGGAAGAAGTGTTCAGTATTTAAAATGTTAGCTGATTATGTATGTCCATTATTAACTAAGTTTAATTCAGATGATAATTTAGATAGATTTCAAATGATGCAGAAATACTATCAAACAGAATATGCAAAAGAGTTTCAAAGCGTACTAAGAGATGGCGTAGAATATGATGATGATAACTCTGGTACAATAACTTCTAGCGAGAAAGAACCTTATCATAGACTACGATTGGTGAGATGATATTTTTTGCCAAATTTTTAGTTCCTTCTGCTGCTAAAAAAATACAAAAACAAGTAAATGACTTTCAAAAAAGAAACCCAAGAGCAGTTAAAATAGCTTTAGGACGTACTGCTGAATTTTTACTTGGTTTAATAAAACATAGAACACAAAAAGGTAAAGATGCTGATGGAATACCATTTGCTGGATATTCACCAGAATATAAAGAATTTAGACGTGAAAGAGGTAGACAAGTTAGATTCCCAGACTTAAATTTTAGTGGTCAAATGTTATCTAATATGACACAAAAGTCTGATAGCAAACAAGCTATATTATTTTTTGCAAATAAATTTCAAAATGCTAAAGCTGTTGGTAACCAAAATAAACGTAAGTTTTTTTTAATTGGCAATAAAGAACAAAAGACATTAATTGATTTTTTTGCTAAAGAACTATTTAAACTGAATAAATTAACATGAGTAATAGAGAAGAAATCGCTAAAAATATTATAACTGTGCTAGACGCAGTAACATCACCTATTGAACTAAAAAAGATTACTAGAGAACCTTTTAATGTAGATGAACTTACTCAACAACAATATCCAGCAGTATTTATACAATCAGGTAATGAGATAAGATCAGATCAAACAATGACTAGTTCAACAATAACTAGAGAAGCAGAAGCAGATTTTGTAATAGTTGGTTTTGTGAAGGGAACAGATACTAATATTGATGAAAAACGTAACCAACTTATAAGCACAATAGAATCTACTCTTGAATCCGATAGGACGAGAGGTGGATATGCAAAGAGAACTGAAATCGTAGAAGTATCTACTGATGAAGGAACTCTTTACCCAATCGGTGGAATCAGAATGGTGGTACGAGTTATGTACCAATATACTGCGGGTACACCATAAACAATAAACTAAAGGAGAACCATTATGGCAACACATACTGGATCAGAAGGTACGATCAAGATTGGTACTGATACTCTTGGTGAGTTAAGATCATTCACTCTTGAATCTACTGCTGAAACAATAGAAGATACTGCTATGGGTGATACTGATAGATCATACAAAGTTGGTCTAAAGGCTTTCACAGGTACAGCATCTCTATTCTTTGATGAAACTGACACAGCACAAGGTAACTTAGATGCTGGTGCAGAAATCGTTTTAAACGTATATCCCGAAGGGGCTAGTAGCGGTGACACATTTTACAGTGGCAATGCAATAGTGACGGGAAGAACTATCAATTCATCTTTTGATGGAATGGTAGAAATGGAGATATCGTTTCAAGGAAACGGGTCTTTAACAGAAACAACTGTATAAGGAAGGCTTGACGCATGAGTGTAATAGATAGAGTAAAAGAACATTTTGATTCTAAAGGTATCAACAAGTTTGAAGTCGCTGAATGGGGCGAGGAAGGCAAACCTTTAGTTGTTTATAGCAAACCATTTACTTTGGCAGAAAAAAGAAATCTTTTTAAAAATGCTAAGAATGATGATTTAGGAGTACTAGTAGACGCTATTGTTCTTAAAGCATTAGACGCAGATGGTAATAAAATATTCAAACTAGATGATAAAAAAACCTTACTTAATAATGCTGATCCTGATGTAATAGCAACTGTTGCAACACAAATGTTAAACAGTACAACACCAGATGAAGCTGAAAAAAAGTAAGATACGACCCAGAGTTATATAACATACTTGCTTTGGGAGAAAAATTACATAAAAGTATGGAAGAAGTGCTGTCTATGACAGAAGAAGAATATATGTTATGGATTGCGTATTATAAGGTGAAGGCAGACAAGGAGAAATTAAGAAGTGGCAACACCCAACCTAAAAATACGCTTAGACGCAGTAGATAATACTAAGAAGGCATTTGGTAGTTTAAGAGGTAGTTTATTTAATTTAAAAACTCTAATAGCTTCTATTGGAGTTGGAGTTGCTGTTAAAGAATTTATTTCCGTTGGTAGATCAGTTGAAGATTTACAAGTTAGATTAAAACAATTATTTGGTAGTACACAAGAAGGTGCAAAAGCATTTGATGTTATGGCACGTTTTGCTGGACGTGTTCCATTCTCTCTTGAAGAAATCCAAGCTGCATCAGGTAACTTAGCTGTTGTTGCTGGTAATGCAGATAACTTAGCAGAGATATTAGAAATCACAGGAAATGTTGCAGCCGTTACAGGATTAGACTTTAGAACTGCTGGTGAACAAATTCAAAGATCATTTGCTGGTGGTATTGCTGCTGCTGACATCTTTAGAGAAAAAGGTGTTAGAGATATGTTAGGTTTTAAAGCTGGTGCAACTGTAACAGCAGAAGATACAATAAAAGCATTTCAAAAAGTATTTGGTAAAGGTGGACGATTTGGTAACGCTACTGATGAATTAGCAACTACATTTACTGGTACACTCTCCATGATTGGAGATAAGTTATTTAACTTTAAACGTACTGTTGCTGGTGCACAATTCTTTGATGCACTTAAAGCAGAAACAGAATCACTTAATAAATTTTTAGAAGATAATGAAATAGCATTAGAAAGAGTAGCCAATGCAATAGGAGTTGTTTTAACAGGTGCTATTAATATTATTGGTGGTGCAATAAGAAAAATTGGTGATGCAGTTAATTTTGTTGAAGATCAAGTAGATAATTTAATCCAACTATTAAATAAAATTCCTGGAGTAAATATAGATTTAGTTACACGATTTGAACAAGAATTTATGGACTTCTTTACGAAGTATGATCGTGAAATGGAAAATCAAAAAAAGAAAACTGGAGAAGTAGGATCAGGATTAATACAAAATAAATCTATACTTGTTTTAACTTCTGAAGAATTAACTAAATTAAATGAAAAGTTTAGAATAGAAGCAGAGATTGTCAAAACTATTCAAGGTGGTGTTAAGAGTGTTTCAAGATCATTAGCAGAAGCCGTTATCTTAGGTAAAAACCTAAATGAAACATTAGCTAATTTAGCAAGACAATTATTAGTTAATATTTTAGCATCTGTAATTGAACGTATTGCATTAATGTATATTGAAAAGTTCTTACAAAAGATAATCAACAAAGATACTGAAGATAAACTTAATACAGAGAAAAAGATTACATCTGAAAAGAAAAAACAAGCAGCATTACAAGCTATCATAGCAGCATTAGGTGGTGGCGGCGGTGGTGGCGGTTTCTTTGGTTTTGCAGAAGGTGGTCAAGTTAAAGCTAGAGCAGATGGCGGTGGAGTAGGTAGAGGTGCACCATATATGGTTGGGGA